TCATTCACAAGCAGAAGCTCATGATGCTGTCCGACCTCATCGAGCAGGCAAACGGCCAGAACGTTCTAGTGGCGTACTGGTATCAGCACGATCACGATCGCATCCGGGAGTACCTGACGGAGCTTGGCTATAAGCCAAGAGACTTGAAAAGTGACAAGGATATCACGGATTGGAACGCAGGTAAGATCCAGGTCGGTCTCATCTCACCGGCTAGTGCCGGTCATGGCCTGAACATTCAGAAGGGTGGCCATATCCTGATCTGGTTTTCGATGATCTGGTCGCTTGAAATGTACCAACAGACAAATGCACGCCTCTGGCGGCAAGGGCAAAAAGAAGTGGTGACGATCCATCATATCCTGACGAGGGATACGGTTGATGAGAATGTCCTGAAAGCACTCGAGCATAAGGACACGACGCAGCAGAATCTCATCTCAGCTGTGAAGGCGCACCTGACAATCTAATGGCAATCCGGGAACTCACTGATTTGCAATTTTCGGAGGGAAATGCCATGAGCATTATGTGGAAGTATCTGGACAAGCGGTCTGCGACGATCGCAGCCATCAAGGATTACGACGCAATGCAGTTCATCATCGACAGCACTGACGACGAGATCAAACGGACCTATGAGAAGATGACCGGTGTCGGCAGTCCGAGCTGGGACGGGATGCCGGGCAGCAATGATGTACATGCAGGCGAGGAGCGTATATTGACCGGCATCGAGGAGATCGACATCCTGAAGAAACGGTACCGTCAGGCAGTTGAGTATATGGACTGGTTCAAACCGGCTTGGGAGCAGCTGACAGAGGATGAGCGGTATTGCCTTGAGACCTTTTATGGTGACGGCAACACGTACGGCAGCAGCGCGGCTGACCATATCGCTGCATACTTTAATGTTGAGCAAGCTTCCGCCTACAGACGGAAGAACAGGGCACTTGATCGGCTGACAGTGCTGCTGTTCGGAAAAGCATAAATAGGAGCGTAGCCTGCTTGACGCAAATAAAAAGGCCCTGCTACATGCAGAGCCTTTTTATTTGGGGTTGGCAGTTTAGCATCATGCCTGGGATCGGAGATCCTGTTGTATCTATATCAGTTGTTGTCGTGACTGTCCATGAATACGAGTTCAGCTGATGTGTGGTCATCAGACCGAGCAACTCGTATACGGATGTTTTTCTTTGCGACTTCCGTCAAGAATGGCTGTATAGCACTCATGAATAATTTAAGGAACGTCGATTGGCCGGAAACATCATATGGCATTTGGTTGACGACGGGTTTGATTTCTCTCCTCGTCCAAGGGTTTTCATTATAATATTTCATGTTTTTACCTCCGCTTGAAAAATAACAGAATCTCTATATGAATATAGCAAATTGGTGTATCGCTTGTCAATGGAAAATATAGCAAAAAAGTTATTAGATATTGAAAAATGATTAAATATAAAGTAGAATGATTATGGAAAGGAGGAACATGTGATGTCTAAAGAGATTGAACAGGGAATGGAATTTGTTAAACAGTTTGATAATCTGAATATAAATGATATTGATTCCGTAGATGTTGAGAGAGGCAAGAAGTATGTCGACATTATAAGTAAGACATGGATGAAGAGGAGAAAGTCGAATCTTGTTAAATGGATGATGAAAGAAACGAAGACCAGCCTTGATACCGTCGCAGAGTATCTTGCCTGCTCAAAGCAGTACCTCAACAATAAGCTGAACAGGGATTCGTTCTCATTTGACGATTTGATCATCGTAGCTTATGCATGTGGGTTTACATTTACGCTGTCCCGCACAGATGATAAAAGGATCTATGTGAGACAAATTGATGCTGTTGAGCATTTCAAGGGATATGATAATGAGACCCTTGAAAGAATAACCAGATTAAAAAAGGGGATCAAAGACAGTAGGCGTGAAGAATACGAGCAGAAAAAAGCAGAACTTGAGCAGATGAGGATCAAATATGGTTTTAAGGATTGAGAATGGTCAGCAGGGTGTAGATGTCCAAACTCGGATAAGATGTTTTCATTTGGACATGGTATGATGGTATTGTGAAAATCCAGGGAGGATAGAACAATGCCTATGAAACCAAATGTACCCTGCAAGCACCCCGGCTGTGCAGCACTGGTGCCTGCAGGGAATAAATATTGTGAGGAGCATCGACCTCTGTATGCAAGGCCAGCGGAATCCCGTGGCTACGGGAGCCAATGGCGGAAGGCATCGAAGCAGTTCCTTGAGCACCATCCACTGTGCGCCAGGTGCCGCGAGGAAGGGAAGTTCGTGAAAGCCACGGTGGTAGATCATATCATCCCGCACCGCGGTGATCAGGAGCTTTTCTGGGACCGAACAAACTGGCAGCCGCTTTGCAAGAAGCATCATGACCAGAAGACAGGAAAAGAGGATTCGAAACCCATATATAAATATATGATTAATCCATAACTTTGAGTTTAAACAAGACAGTCATGTGTTTTATAATAGGCATATGATTCGGTCAAGATTTGGAGGGTGTGCTTAATGAATAATTACATGTTGCTTACTGCGATACAAACAAGCAGCAATGGTACTATGACTCAACCAAGTAGTTCATGGACTTATACTAATACTCTGACAACGATATCAATTTTCATTACTGTTTTTGGGGCTATTGTTGCGCTTTATCAGTGGTATGTTTCAAACAAGATTAAACAAGCAGAGTTTTTACATCAACTTACTGAGGAACTTCGTTCTGATGATATAATTCGTGAAGCATTTTACGCAATTGAGTATGGTTATCACTGGTATGATGATAATTTTCATGATGGGAAAAATGGATGGGAATCTAAAATAGATAAACTGCTATCGCTTTTGAATTATATTTGCTATTTAAAGGCTCAAAAAATAATTAGTGAGAAAGAATTTTCAATACTACAATATACTGTTGAACGAGTTTGCCGATCATATGAAACACAATCTTATTTGTGGAATCTTTATCATTTTTCGCATAGGCAGGGGAGTCTATTATCTTTTAAAAACTTAGTAGAATATGCTTTTGAAATGAACCTATTTCCAGAAAAATTTTCAAGTAAGAAATCCAAGTATTACATAAAAAGACTAAACTTCTGAGATAGATTATTATAATGTATGAAAAAGCGAATCATTCTTTGGCAGTACCGGGGCCGGGGTCACTTCTCTACGCTAAAGTTTCCATGGACCGCCGCCCCCTCACGTGTGAAAATCCGCGAAATTGCATAGGGGGGTCTCGGAGCCCAGGCGTGTCCGCGAAATAGAGTCCGCGAAATGAAGCAGGGGATACCGGAAAGCCGCGTAGAATAAAGCAAAACACGAGCCTTGGCTCGGCTAAATATTGAATTACCAAAGCAGTGATGGAGTAAAATCCACCGCTGCTTTTTTCATGCCCATTTCGCGGAAGCCCGAACACGGGTACGGACTTTCGTGGACAGGAGGATGTATGGATATCACAGAATTTACGGCCGCCTGCGCAAAACGCTTCTGTCCGGAGTGTGGGATGGCCATAACACGGAACAAGAAAGGCCGGCCGAGGAGCTTTTGCTCGGACCGGTGCAGATGGGCGTTCGACAAGAGGCGCGAACGTCGGAAAGTTAAGGAGGAACCTAAGAATGAAAACACCAGAACTGAAAATGCTGCCGGTATCGGTGTTGAAGCCGGCTGCGTATAACCCGCGCAAAAAGCTAAAGCCAGGGGATGCGGAGTACGAAAAGATAAAGAACTCCATCGAGGAGTTTGGCTTTGCAGATCCGTTGGTGGTCAACGCTGACATGACGATTATCGGTGGCCACCAGAGATTGACCGTGGCGATGGATCTTGGCTTTACCGAGGTACCCTGCGCTGTGGTCGACGTTGATAAGACCCGCGAAAAGGCGCTCAACATCGCCCTCAACAAAATCACCGGTGCATGGGATGAGAATCTCCTGGCGGATCTTCTTAAAGATATCCAGGACTCGAACTTTGATCTGGGCTTCACCGGCTTTGATCCGCCTGAGATCGAGACGCTCTTTAATAAGGTCCATACCAAGGATGTGCAGGAGGACGACTTCGATGTGGAAGCGGAACTGGCGCAGCCGGTGTTTAGCCAGCTCGGTGACTTGTGGCTTTTGGGTCAGCACCGTGTGCTCTGTGGTGACTCGACCGGTGAGGAGGTCTACACAAGGCTTATGGATGGGCAGCGGGCAAATCTCGTTCTCACCGATCCGCCTTACAACGTGGATGTGGAAGAGACGGCCGGAAAGATCATGAACGACAACATGGCCGACGAGGATTTTTATAACTTCCTTCTGTCTGCCTACCGTTGCATGCATGCCAACCTCGCTGATGATGGCAGTATCTATGTCTGGCACGCAGATACGGAGGGGCTCAACTTCCGCAAAGCCTTTAAGGATGCCGGTTTCTATCTCTCTGGCTGCTGTATCTGGAAGAAGAACGCTCTGGTCCTTGGCCGCAGTCCCTACCAGTGGATTCACGAGCCCTGCCTCTTTGGCTGGAAGCAGACCGGCAGGCATCAGTGGTACTCTGACAGGAAACAGGTGACGGTCTGGGAGTATGATAAGCCTCGCTCCTCAAAGGACCATCCTACAATGAAGCCGGTAGCACTCATGAGTTATCCG